TTAACATTTGAATTATATCCTTTTTAATTTTAAAAAATAACTAATGCCATTCGCTGTTTTATCATCATTTCAAAAGAATTTAATTTTACCACCAGAACCACCAGCACCGGTAGTATCAGCTTTTATAGTTGCTACGGGTGGTGTTGTATCAACATCTGGTTCTTATAAAATTCACTCATTTACATCATCTGCTGATTTTATCATTAGTAGTTTAGGTTCTGTTCCTGCTAACAATAACGTAGAATACCTTATTATTGGTGGTGGAGGTGGTGCTGGAGGTCAACTTAATGATACTGGTGGAGGAGGAGGAGGCGGTGGTAGTAGATACCATGCTACTGCTAGTTTTGCAATAACAGCTAGTGGAACATTTACCGCTACAATTGGTGCTGGTGGTGCAGGTGGAAGTAATTCAAACGGATCAAATGGAAACAATACTACATTTTTAGGAGTAACAGCTGTAGGTGGTGGATATGGTGGTAAAGGTGGAGGTAATGCTGGTGGAACTGGAGGTTCAGGTGGAGGTGGTGGATGGAATAATGGTGGTCCAGGAGGTCAAGATTCATCATTTGGTGGTACAGGAAATGCAGCATCAGGTAATTCTCCAGGTGGTTCTCCATACAATGGTAATGGAGGTGCAGGTGCAAATGCTGCAAATAGTGGTGGTACTGGAGGTCAAGGTATAAGTAATTCTATAAATGGTACTGCTACAGTTTATGCTTCTGGTGGTGGTGGAGGTGGTAGTAATCCTAGTCCAGGACCTCTGTTTTTAGGTGGAACTAATGCTGGTGATGGTGGTGGACTTAATCAAAATGGTAGTAATGGAGTAGCAAATACAGGAGCCGGAGGTGGTGGTGGTGGTAATGCAGGTGCACCTAATAGTCCAACCGGTGGTACTGGTGGATCAGGAATAGTAGTAGTTAAATATCAATATCAAGCTTAATATATGGCACATTTTGCAAAAATAAATTTAGACACAAAATTAGTTGAGCAAGTAATAGTTGCTGAACAAGAATTTATAGACAAACAAACAGGTACATGGATTCAAACTTCATACAACAGCAGTATTAGAAAAAACTATGCTGGTATAGGTCACACTTATGATTTTGATAAAGATGCATTTTATGCTCCTCAACCATATCCAAGTTGGATCTTAAATGAAGACACATGTCAATGGGAAGCCCCAGTTGCTTACCCAACAGATGACAAAACATACAAATGGAATGAAGATGAATTAAACTGGGTAGAAACACTTAAATTAATATAATATGCCAATACCAAATCGTAAATCAGGCGAACAAGAACAAGACTTCATTGGTCGCTGTGCTTCAAAATTAATTGGAGAAGAAGGATATGAGCGCGAACAAGCAGTAGCTATATGCTATCAACAATTATCAGTTCATTTAACAATGGACAAAGAATGGCGCAAATCGTTCCTAAATCGCCCGAAGATACATGTCTTACGCAATACAAACGCGCTGGAACCAATCTCAAATGAAAATAGTATATAACGTTATAACAATATAAATTCAAAAACAATGGATTCAAAACAAATTCTAAACAAAATTATCACCATGTTAGGCATGGAAGATAAGAAAGTAGAATTAGGCGGTAATGCAAACGCAGGAGGCCCATTTTACGGTAAGTTAGAAAATGGAGATGCAGTTCAATCTGATTTCTTTGACGTAGGGCATACATTGCTTGTAGTTAAAGGAAGCGAATTGGTACCAGCTCCAGACGCTGACCACATTATTTATCTACCAGTTGGTTTAGCTGGTGGAACAAAAAGATATTTTATCACAACCCAAGACGGTATTATTACATCAATGAACTTAGAAGACAATTATGGCGCTAAGAAAACAAATGTAAATTTTGCCTCACAAACCGAAACAAAAATGGAAAAAACATTAGAAACGACAGTAGACTTAGCAGAAAAAACAATGGATGAGAAGGATGCTGTTAAAAAAGAAGAAAAAATGCAAGAAGATTCATCTCGTCTTGATTCATTAGAAGAGCAATTAAATCAACTACGTGTTGATATCGCTCAATTATTCGAAGCTATGAAAGGCAAAAAAGCTGAAGACATGGCTGTTGAAACTAAAGATGAAGAAGCTGCTAGAAAGAAGCTTGAAGAAAAGGATGAAATGCAAGGTATGCCAAATAGCGGTGGACCAAGCAAAACCAACATGAGTGCTGCTAAAAAATTCACAGGCGCACCAGTTGAAGACAAAGTAAATTTAGGCGGTATAGTTAAAAGCAATAATTTAGGAGACACAATGACTTCAGTATTAGCTAAAATGGCTGCAACCACTAGATTTACAAAATAACATTAACTTAAAATTAAACATTAGTAAAAAATGGCAACAACAGTATCAATTACTAGCACGTACGCGGGACAATTCTCAGGAAAATACATCGCTGCTGCATTATTATCTGCTCCAACACTTGATAAGGAGTACATAACTATCAAACCAAACATCAAGTACAAAGAGGTAGTTAAAACATTATCTCAAGCAAACATCATCGTAGATGCATCTTGTGATTTCACTGCAACAGGTTCAGTTACATTAGCTGAAAGAATCTTACAACCAGATGAGTTCCAAGTGAACACTCAATTATGTAAGCAAAACTTCAGAAGTGACTGGGAAGCTATCGAAATGGGCGTATCTGTTTACGATAATTTACCTGCATCATTCACTGATTTCTTAATTGCTAACACAGCAGGTCAAGTAGCTCAACAAATCGAGCAAAACATTTGGTCTGGTTCAGCTGCAGTAAATGGTCAATTCGCAGGTTTATTAGATCAAATCAGTGCTTCTGCCGCTTTACCAGCTGCAAACTTCATCACTGGTTCTACAGTAACTTCTGCTTCTGTAATTTCAAACTTACAAACAGTAGTAAACGCTATTCCTAACACAGTTTATGGTAAAGAAGATCTTTACATCTATGTTCCAACCAACGTTGTAAAGGCTTACCAAAACGCTTTAGGTACTGCAAACTACCAATTCAATTCATTCACTGGATTCGCTCCATTGAGCTATCAAGGTATCAATTTAGCATGGTGCCCAGGTATGCCTTCAAACACAATGATCGCTGCACAAAAGAGCAACTTGTTCTTCGGTACTGCATTATTAAGTGATAAGAATGAAGTTAAAGTATTAGACATGGCTGACTTAGATGGTTCTCAGAACGTTCGCGTTATCATGAGATACACAGCTGGTGTACAAGCAGGTATCATAGGTGATATCGTTGTATTCAGTGCTAAGTTGTTCCCTACAGTTTAATAACTGAACAATATAGAATAAGGGTGAAAAAGCCCCCATTTAACAAATTTGACTCAATCAAAATAAAAATTTAACAACATGGCATGTAATATTTCATTAGGATATAATGAACCTTGTAAAGACAGCATAGCTGGTCTTACGGCTGTGTATTTCATGAACTTCAACACTGGTAGCTTTACATTAAACGCTACTGACGTTGTAACTTCGTTCCCTACAGGTTCTACTGTTTTCAAGTATGAATTGAAAGGAACTAATGGATACACAGAAACTGTTAACACATCACGTGATAATGGTACTACATTCTTCAGTCAAGTGTTAAGTTTACAATTAAAGAAATTAGAAGCAACAGCAACTAAAGAATTTAAATTGTTAGCTTATTCTCGTCCTAAGATTGTTGTAGCAGATAGAAACGGTAATGCGTTTTTAGTTGGTAAGAACGAAGGTGCTGATATGACTGCTGGTACAATTACCACAGGTACAGCATATGGTGACCTATCAGGTTACACATTAGAATTTACCGGTCAAGAACCTTTACCAGCTAATTTCATTAGCGGTTCAACTCTAGCTAATCCGTTTGCAGGTGTGAGCAATGCTCCGACTGTAGTTTACGGTACAAATAGCTAATACAGAGACTCACAATACTCTGTCTATCTATAGATCCCTTAGTGCCCGCTTTCTGCGGGCACTTTTTTTGTTCAATCAAATAAAAATAAAACTGGTGGTTATAGCATCATGAATATAGTAACTCCGAACGCTACAGGATCAGTTAAGTTTTCAGTACGTACGCGTCCTACACAATCATATTCTCCTTTTCGTGTCAAAATGTATTGGACAAATGAAGAGAGTAATGTAACTGGTAGTGAAATAGTAACTGCGTCTTATAATTCAAATGATTTTTTAAATGTAACTGCTTCTGCTTTATATGCATCAGCAAGTAACTTCTTTGCTATTCATTTATTTCAAATGAGTGGTAGTGTAGAATGTAATGAATTATATAGAGGCGAATTATTCCCAACAACACAATCAGCAATAATAAGAAATAGTGAACCATTGTTCTCATACACAGGTAGCAATGATCAATATATAATATTCTAATATGGAAAATAAAAATACAGTACCAAACGGAAACGGAAAAGGTGTAGTTAAAGTAATTAACTTATCAGGAGGTTACATCATACCTAGAATATCAGAATCAGCTAAAAGTCGTAAGGCATGGGTTGAATTTGGTATTGATGGAATGGATGATTTCTTTAATACGTTAATCAAACGCTACGAAACATCTCCAACTAACCAAGCATGTATTGATGGTACAACAGATCTAATTTATGGTAAAGGTGTTAAAGCAAAAGATAGACTCGATTTAGAAGAATATCTGTACTCATTAACTACTGAAGATGAAATTCGTAAAATAGCATTTGATTATAAGTTATTTGGTAACGCAGCTGTTCAATGTGTATTGAATGAAGATAGAAGTAAAGTAATTAATTTCTATCACTTACCAGTAGACACATTACGTGATGAGAAAGTAAATGAAGAAGGTATTATACCTGGATTTTACTATTCAGCTGATTGGACAAACAAAAACATTAAACCAAAATACATTCCTGCATTTGGTCAAAACCAATTTGAAGATGATGTGCAGGTAATTTATATGAAGCGCTACGCTCCAGGTAAATTCTACTATGGTATTCCTGATTGGTATTCGTCATTGCAATATTGTGCTGTAGAAGAAGAAGTATCTAACTTACACATCAACAACATATTAAATAACTTCATGCCTAGCACAATCATTAACTTTAATGGTGGTGTACCTGCAGTTGAAGAACAAGCATTAGTAGAAAACAGCATTGCAAATAAATTTACAGGTACTACTAACGCAGGTAGATTTATTTTATCATTTAATGATAATCCAGAATATAAAACAACTGTTGAAATGTTGCGTCCAGAAAACCTACATCAGCAGTATGATTTCATCGCTGAGGAATCATCTCGTAAGATTATGTTAGCACATAGAATTACTTCACAAATGCTATTCGGTATTAAAACAGCATCTGGATTTAGTTCAAACGCTGATGAATTAAAAACAGCATATGAAATTATGTTAGCATTAGTTATACAACCATTCCAACAAGAGATAGTTAAAGTTATCCAAGGTATAGTTGAATTTAATGGTGTAGAAGGTGAATCATTATACTTCGCTCCATTGATTCCATTTGGTTTCTTAGCTGAATTAATGGAAGATGCAGGAGCTGCTAACGCAAAAGAAATGATTGAAAATCCAAATGACGTACCTGATGCAGTTGCAGAACCAAGTGTTGGTGATAATGCAGATGAAACACAAGCAGAAAATCCAAACGAAACAATTGGTGAAGTTGTTGGACCAGAAAATACAGGAGTACAAGGTACTTAATAATATAAAACTAAAAGATAATGAGCTTAAATATTTTAATGTGTTCTAGAAATGATATTGTCAAGAGAACACCTCTAGGCGGTAATATTGATCCAGAAAAAATCATACCGTTTGTAAAAACAGCACAAGACAAATACATTTTGATTGCGTTAGGCAGTGTACTATATGATAAATTACAAGATGATATTGCCGCAAATACTCTAACAGGTAATTATAGAATATTAGTTAATGAATATATTATTGATACTCTCGTTCACTATGCAATGGTTGAAGCATTACCATTTTTGTCTTACACTATAGCAAATGGTGGTATTGTAAAAAACATTAGTTCAGAACAAGCAACATCTCCAAACAAATCAGAAGTAGATTATTTACTACAAAAAGAATTAGCAACGGCTCAGTTCTATGCTGAACGTTTAACTACATACTTAATTGCATTTAGTAGCAGCTACCCTGAATATTTGGCTACTACAGGATTCAGTAATAACGTTTATCCAGATAAAGGACAACAATACAGAAACGGATGGGTAATCTAAACAAAACATATCTAGGTTATAGACCTAAAAATGATAATTTGACTAAATTAGCGCAGTATTTGACCGCTAAAAACGGTTCTAAAACCGCTAACAACGCGTTAAATACTAAGTTTGCTAATTTGTCATCAAATAAAGTACTCAAAAATAAACGCTTTTAAATGCAAACATTTTATTCATTTACTAACTTCTTTAACAACGTTTGTTTGGCGCACCCGAACATTACTACGTTTACTTTAGGTGATATCTACAACATTGATATGTCTAAACAGACCTTGTTTCCATTAGCACATTTAATTGTTAATAACGTTGCGATTGATTCTGGTATAATGACATACAACGTTACATTATTAGTAATGGATAGAGTACAAGACATAACTCAAGATTCAGCAGGTCCATACAACACATTAGTTAAAAACTATAAAGATGTAACAAACATACTCGATGTGTGGAATACGTCTTTAATGACAATAAATGACGTAACGTCTTACATATACAGAAATCCAGATGCATATTCTTATAATGTAATTGGTTCTTCACTAGCTACTCCATTTGATGAAAGATTTGATAATTTGCTTGCTGGATTTAGTATTGATATGAACGTAGCAGTTGGTAATGAAAATCCGATATGTGCAATTTCTTTAAGTGATACTTTAGCAAACGGTGGTGACAATGTATGTTAGATCCAGAAGTTATAAAAGCAGAACAAGCATGGGCTCAACAAGTAGTCACGAATGCTAAGTCTATTCTAATACAAAATAGAAAAGTTGCTAGCGGTCGGCTAGTTAACTCTGTTAGATACAACGTAAATTCTCAAGGCAAGATTAGTTTTTTATATGATATAGATGGTAAATGGGTAACTCAAGGTAGACGAAGAGGTAGCCGTTTTCCACCGCCAGCACCTATCTCAAGATGGATTAAGGAAAAAGGTATACAAGGTAGAGATAAAAAAGGTAGGTTTATTTCTAATAAATCACTTACATTTTTGATTAGTAGAGCAATTGCACGTGATGGTATCAAGCCATTGCCATTTATGAAGATGGCTATAGATAAATCAATTAAACAATTAGGTAAAGATTTAAAAAAATCACTAGCTAAAGTTGAAGTAAAACGTTGGAAAAATGCAATTGCAAAGTTAGCCAAACCATAAAATCACATTTTAATGTTATAATGATATGTCAATAACAGTATTACAAAAACCATCAGATATTCAAGCAGCACAATCACCGATTGTGTTTTCTGTTATTACTAGCGGCAGTCAAGCATATACAGCTAGTGAATTTCAGTACACCGCTAATTTATATATTTGGAGTGGAAATATGAGTCAATCAGGTTCATATATCTATCAAGCACGCAAATATCCAAACCAATCAGGATCAGGTATATTTGATTTTAGTAGAATGATTAATTCAACATTAACTGATTTAGCTGCTACTAACGAGTCTAATATAAAATATTATAAAGTTGATTTTGGTTTTCAATACGAATCTGGTAGTACTTATGTTACACAATCAGGTGCATTAACACCTGTTAGTTGTTCTACTGGTGGTACTATGTTTAAATCATATGATGGTTATTCTATATTCCCAGATCCAATTAATTCTAGTTTATATCAAACTGATATAAATTTTCCATTTTTAACTGATGCTGGTGGATACGTTGGTGTTACTCAATCAGTAACTCTAGATACACCAAGTAGAATAGGTAATTATCAAAAAGGATTAAGCATATGGATTGGAGCTAGTGATACAACTTCTGGTGTTCCTACAGCAATTAGTGGTGCATTTACTTATGCAAACGGAACAACAACAGGAGCTGTAGTTAATATTTCAACATTAGGAACTAGATTAAATACTACTTCAAGTACTCAAATAGTTCATTTACCATCAGCACCTGGAGATAATAGTTGGTCTACTTACTGGCCTACAACAACTAATTTAACATCATATTATTTTACTGCTTATAGTGGTAGTACAGCAATATCTTACCCAGTTCCTTATGTTGTTGAATGTGCTTACTATTATGAGCCAGTATTAATTGCTTGGAAAAATAGATATGGTCAATTTGATTTCTTAAATTTCTACAAACGTCACAATAATACATTTAATACAGATCAGCGTGTATATCAACCACAATTAGGTACTTGGCAATCATCAACATTATCTTATAATCAATATCAAACCAGACAACAACGTTATATCGTCGATGCAACTGAAGTATTAGATTGTAATACTGACTGGTTGCAAGAAGGATATAATGAATTATTTAAACAACTATTAGTATCTGATGAAATTTATTGGATATATGATAATTTAAATTTAACAACTACTTTAGTTAAACCACTAACAATACAAACAAACAGCCTTCAATTTAAAACAGGCGTCAATAATAAATTAATTCAATACACAATAACATTCGACATTGGTCAACCATATAAACTAATTCTGTAATGGGAGTTTTAACTACACAAGGATATAGGGGTAAACTGGTTGATAAGTTAACTGGTACTATTTTAGATCAGTTCAGTGATGAAGATATTAAGATATCTAACAATGTTCTTGATTTATTTGATTTAGGTGAAATACCAGGTACGTACACACAACAAATTACTTTACCAGGTACTAAACTTAATAATGCTTTTTTTGAGCAATATTATGATATTAGTGTTTGGGAACCAGATTTATTCAACACTAATCAAAAGGTAGAAGCATATCTTGATTTCGATGCGTTTTATTTAGTTAATGGCTATCTGCAATTAAACAAAGTTAATGTATTTCAAAATAAATTTGTTGATTCATACGAGGTAACTCTATTCGGTATTATCTCTAACTTCAGTATCGACACAAGAACGTCTTTCTTAACAGATATCACCTCTTTAAGCGCTTATAACCATACTTCATCTGTTGCTAATATTACATCAAGTTGGGCAGGTGGGTTATTCAATGGTGACATTGTTTATCCAATGATTGAATATGGTAATGACGCTACATCTCAACCTAATTTCTATTTTTCACAAGTTACTTTTTTAGGTATTGATGATAATGAGTCAGCAATTGTAGTATCTGATTATAAACCAGCTATTCGTATTAAGAAAGTATGGGATGCTATATTTAATGAATTTGGTTACACATACACAGGTAGTTTCTGGAATCAATCATTTTTAGATAATGTTTACATGCCTCTAAATAATGGTAAGCAAGTACCTATATACAATCCATCTATTGAAGGTTATTATCAATTTAAATTAGCTAATGTATCAGGATCTGCTTATACACTAACTGCTTACGATTCATCTTCTGCTACTAACTTTAGAATGAATTCTGAAGTATATGATAATAGTGGTGCTTCTACTTTAGTTGGTGCTAGTGGTTTTACATTTGTATCTCCTATTACATCAAAATATGATGTTAAACTAAATCTAGCATATAAAGTTATATCTGGTTCATTTGGTGCAGGATCAGGTATGCCTGCTTTTTATATTGATTATGTTTCAGGATCAACAGTTGTTAATACACAGGTATTAGCTAGATTAAATACAGCAAATACGGTAATAGCTAATTCTAGATCACAAGTAGTAACACAAACATTTAATTCATCTAATACTCCTTTACTTAAAGATTATCAATTTCAAACACCACCTTTAGCTCCAGGAACATATACAATTAGATTATATCAATTACCAATTAATGCTAACAACTATCAAGTTCAAATAAATCCAGATGAAAATAGTCAATCTACAATAGAATTTTGGAGATGTAGACAAGCAGCTGATTTTAAAGTATTAGATGTACCTAGTAACATGCCTCAAGGTACATCAGGTATTCGTGTAATTGATTTTATTAGATCAATACAAAAGAAATTTAATTTAGTTATTTATCCTGATAAACAAAATCCAAATCAGTTCGTTATTGAAACGTTTAATAACTGGTATAAACAAGGTGAAATTAAGGATTTTAACAAATATATTAATCTACAGGATAAAATTGAATTTACACCTGCTAATCAGTTAGGATATAGACAGGTAAGATACAGTGATGCTGAAGATACTGATTATATTACAACATTATTTAAACGCACAAACAATAGAGTATATGGCGAATCAAATTACTATGATTCAGGATCATATTACTCACAAGGAAAATTAGATGTAACATCAGATGTAATTGGTAATGGTCCAATAATCTTAGTAGATGGATCCGTTTATACAGGTTCAGTAGCAAACGCTACTTGTACAACATATTATCTTTATAATTTTAGTGAACCTCCTCTTCTTACTACTCTTATTGTTTCATATACACAATGTAATGGATCAACAACTACTGTAGAACTATCTCCAGGTGAAAATACTAATGTTTGTGCTCAAACTAATACTATAAGTTTAACATCAGGTAATGGTGCTTATTTTGGTGTTGATGAGGTAGGAGATTGTTCTCCAACACCAACAGCAGGTAGTAATCAATATCCAATGTATATACCTCAGTATATTGCTGATGGTAGATATACACCAGCAAGAGTGTTACCACGTTTATATTTTTATAATGGATTAGTTGAATCACAAAAATACTATATTGAAGGATATTTTGCTAGTACAGGCAGTGTAACTCCTTTACAAATTTTTGAATATCCTTATTTTGACAACTATTCAACTGGTAGCTTAAATGGTACAGCATCCGTTTATCCACAATTAGATTCATTATCGTTACTTTATAATAATGAACAAGCAGTATGGGGTACAACACCAACAGGATCATTAGTAAGTGATTATTGGGCTACTTATTTAGGTTTATTATATAATCCTAGAACACGTTTAGTTGATGCTAGTGCTGTAATTGGTTTAGCTGATTACTTTGATTTAGAATTAAACGATATAGCTGAATTTAGAGGTAACTACTATCACTTAAGAGCAATTAATGATTATAATTTAACTACAGGCGAATGTAATATTCAAATGTTAGGTCCAATTATTCCAGATACAATATCAAGTGTATTAAGTGGATCATGGTCACCAGTAGAAGATTTATGTGCATTTACTTACACGGGTTCATTATATACTTGTACACAATGGAATGAAAATCAAAATCAATGGGAACAAGCTAACGTGTTATGGAACTGCAGTTAATTAATAAAAATATAAAAATAAAAATATGGCAACTTTAACAGGACAATTTATCAGCCAAAGTTACGGCGGTGTAATTCAATTGTCTACTAATACAGGTATTGTTTCTGGGTCATATACCCAGTTACAAGACGGATTTGGAAATAATTTAGGTATATTCCTTAATGGTGGATCTACAGGTACACCATCAACATCATCATTAGCCAGTATGAAAGTATCTGGTTCACTTACTGTATATTATGGAATAAGAATAGACCAATCTGATTTAGATATTGGACTGGGTAATATTAATCTTACTAATGGCAATATTTTACAAGTTAATGGAGCTAATACTTTAAGAAATACAGCTATTTCCGGTAGTTTAGGTGTAACAGGTGGTATTACAGGTAGCTTATTAGGTACAGCGTCATTTGCTAATTTCGCTACAACAGCATCATTCGCTTTAAATGTAACACCAACTCCAACAGGTTCATTTGCAACAACCGGATCAAATAGGTTTAACGGAAATCAAACTATAACTGGTAGCTTAGTAACTACACAGGGTATTAACATTAAAAGTGGTGATTTAGATTTTGAAGGAGGTAACATTAACATTTATAGTGGTAATATCAATCAATTTGCTGGTGCTTCTTCACTAAAAAATCTTACAGCTACTGGTAGTTTGTTAGGCACAGCGTCATTTGCTAATAATGCTACTTCAGCATCATTTGCTGTTAGTGCATCATGGGCTCCATTTACACCAACTCCAACAGGTTCATTTGCCACAACAGGTAGTAATACATTTGTAGGTAATCAAACAATAAGTGGTAGTACATCAATTGCAGTTAAAGCATTAACAATTAGTTCTCAAACAGCATCTATGGATTTAAGTACAGGAGATGTATTTACTTTAACATTAGTAAGTGGTTCAAATACATTTATTAATCCTACAAATATAAAATCAGGACAAACATCAATATTACAAGTTACACAAGCTTCATCAGCATATGGTACAGTAACATTTCCTTCAACTGTAACTTTTCCAAGTGGATCTAGTTATATACCATCATACGGTGCTAGTCAAGTTGATGTTATATCTTTTATTAGTTTTAATGGAACTGTTTTAAGAGCAGTACCTTCAAATTTATTTGTTTAATATGATAACAAAATATTTTGATAACGCTAAAGTATCAGGTTCAGTAATTTTACGTTATATTATAAATACAGTTCCTGGAGACACATATAAACTCTATAGTAATGGAGTAGATATTACTCCTTCTGGTATGAGTGCTAATGATTCTGTGAACGTATCTGTTCCTTTATATAGTGTCATACAATCTGATTTTACTTCTAGTGTACCGACTAGATGGCCAGATATGGGAGTGTATTGTGGACCTGTTGTTAGTTTTACTTTTCAAACAAAAGTTGCTAGCTTATGTTACATTAATACAGGTCCTTCTTCTGGTTCTTTAACATTTACTGTACTGCCAACTTTAGATAAAGCAGGTGGAGGTCAAAGTTATAATGTTATAAGTTTTAATAGAAATATGGCTGATGGAGGATGTTTTAACTAAAAAATAATTTATGCCTAACTTATTATATCAATTAACATTACTAACAGAAGGAGCTAATAGTGGACCTTACTATAACGTAACTTACACTACAGCATCTATTTTCTATCCTGTATTAGCAGGTACACCAGCTTATTTACCTAATGTAGGTGATAGTGTTATTGTATCTATTCCTTCAGCATCAATGTCTTATTTAGCATTTAACTTAAATAACGGAATTGGTGGTTGTGAATTATGTGATAATAATGTTGTTTTTGTAATTACAGGTTCAGCACCAACACCACCAACATCAAGTTGTTGTACTCCTACCTTAGATAGTGTTACTTTATCTGGTAGTTTTGCTAATGTAGCATTTACTTTACCAACAGGTAGTTGTTTATCTTGTAGTGTTGTGACAATACAAACATCTACAGATGGAATAACATATGACACTAGTTATACTGCTGGATGTGCTTCACCAAGATCAATTACGGCACCAACAGCATCATGTAGTTCATACACAACATATTATAGATTGTATCAAACGTGTTCTGGTTCAGTAACTAGTTCATTTTCAAATACAGGATCATTATTTGTATCTGCAAGTGGAAACATTTGTTGTATACCAACAATTACAAGTATAGCACCATCAGGTAGCTTAACAAGTAGCTTATTTATAAATTATGCTACTACTTCTGGTTCTTGTTGTTTAACTTGTTCATTTATAACATTAACAACATCATCAGATGGTACTAATTTTGGTGGAGCAGTAACAGCTAGTTGTACTGGATCTCAATTTATAGTAACAGCACCTCTTTGTGATACAACAGGATATTATAGATTACAACAAACATGTTCAGGATCAGTAACGAGTTCGTTCTCAGCAACTGGATCATTTAGTTTTAGTTGTCCACCATCAGGATATTATTACTATTCAGTTAATCAATTTGATTGTGATGGTTGTATTCAAACTTTTTCTGCTTTAGCAGCTAGATCAAGTACTGCTAAATCAACAATTGATGGAGTTTACTACAATCCATACGGAGATGGATTCGTTTATCAAATTCAAACTGAAATTACACCAGCACCAGCATCATATGATATTGATTTAGACGGAGCACCATCAAATGCTAATTGCGGTACTGCTTGCTCAATTTAAAAACACACACATGACACAAAATATAAACATAGAAAACATTGTTACAATGATGAAAATGTTGCCTAAGCAATATGACACACCAGCAATTAAAGTAGCAAAAGGTAAAAATAAATTACCTACAACAATTAAAGAAGTAATTAAAAAGTTTAAAAATGGCTGATGAAACCGTAGACATAGACGTCAATATTAATACCAATACAGAACAAGCTGAGGGTAGTTTTACACGTCTACAAAGTCAAATTAGAGAGACTACCCGTTTGTTACAAGCGGCGGAAGCGGCTGGTGATCAAGCTGCATTTAACCAATACAAGAAAAATCTAGATGATTTAGAAGATAAATTAGAAATAACTAATTTAAAACAAAAACAACTAGATGATACTCTTGCTGCTGCTCCAGGACCATTAGGTAAAGCAGGTGCAGCGGTTAAAGGATTAGATGGTGCATTTAAGTTTTTACTTGCTAATCCAGTTGTAGCGATTATAGCTGCCATTGCTAGTGCTTTACTTGGAATGAAGAAAGCTCTTGAATCAACTAAAGAAGGTCAAGACACTTTAAATAGAGTATCTCAAGCGTTTTCTAAAATACTTGGACCATTACTTGCAATTGTTGAGAAAGTTGCTTTACCTATTTTTAATTCATTTGCTTTTATATTAGAGAAGGTTGCTGCAGGTTTTAACAAATTTGCTACTTTCTTAGGTATTAGCTCTAGTAAAATTGCAGAAGCTACTCTATCAGTAGATAAGGTTCAGCAAGAAGCCAATAAAAAAGAAGAGGAAAGACAAAAAGAAATACAGCAAAAACGTGAGCAAGCTGAAAAAGATAGAATTGCTAAACAAAAACAAGCCGCTGAGGAAAGAAGAAAAGCAAGAGAAGCAGAATTACAATCAATAGAAGATGGTGAGAAAGAAGCATTTCTTGTTTTATTAGATGCACGCGAAAAAGAAGAATATCAAGTTAATGAAAAATATTCTAAGTTAATTTTTCTTGCTATTAAGCATAAAAGAGATATTACTTCATTACGTGAAGCCCAAGCTAAAGAACTTGCTGCAATAGATAAGAAATATGATGAAGCTGATGAAAAAGCTATACAAAGTTATTTTGCAAAAGTATCTACCATTAACGTTGCTGCAATTGAAGATGAAACTGAACGCAGCAAACAATCACGTAGAGACAAATATAGAGAAGATTTAATTGCTTTAGAAGCAGATATAAGATTTATTAAAGAATCAGAAGGATCTAAAGCGTTTATTAGACAAAATTTATTAGATGTTCTTAATAGAGATTTAACTAAAATTGAGGATGATGATAAAAAGAAGAAGAAAGACGCTAGATTAAAAGAGCTTGATGATGAATTAAAATTCTTGCAAGTTAAAGGAGAAGGACTAGCAGTAGGTACTGCATCATATTATGATAATCAATTTGAAATATTACGTGTTGCAAATCAAAAAGAAGTACTTGAAGCAGAAGGGAATGCAGCTAAATTATTGGCAATTGAACAAAAATACTTAAAGTCTAAAAAAGAATTAAGAGCACAAGAACTTAATGCAATACTTCAAAATGCATCAACTATACTTGGCGCTGTTAATGGTATATTCAGTCAAGCATCTAGTAATGCTAAAATGCAACAAGAGATTGATATTCAGAATGCAGAAGGTAATGTTGAGAAAATTGAAGAAATCAAAAGAAAAGGATTTGAAGACAATAAAAAGATTCAAATTGCACAAGCTATTATTAGTACATTGCAAGGAGCAATTTCAGCTTATACATCATTAGCTGTTATTCCTGTAGTAGGACCAGTATTAGGTTTTGCAGCAGCAGCAGCCGCATTAGTTTTTGGATATAAACAAGTTGCTTTAATTAAACAACAACAATATAAATCAAGTTCATCTGGCAGTACTTCATCAGTTGGTGCTACTGGAGGTTCACCATCACTTGCAACACCAACAATAGGTGCTCCACAAATAGGGGCTACACAAAGCCAATCAGGACAAATTGCAGGTGTAGTAGCAGGCGCATTAGATAGAAATAATTCAGAAGGACGTCCATTACGCGCTTATGTTGTAGGTAATGATATTACATCAGAACAACAATTACAACGTAGACTTAGAACAGCGGCTAGATTAGGGGGATAGTGTTATAACAATATAATAAAAAATCATGGCAGAAAAGAAAAAGAAAATATACAAGATGTTTATTGACGAAGAGGATATGGATAGTGGTGTATTTGCAATATCATTAGTAGCTGATCCAGCGATTGAATCAAATTGGATTTACTTATCTAAACAACACAGAATTGAATTAGCTGAGGTAAATAAAGAGAAACGCTTATTATTAGGCCCAGTATTAATTCCAAACAAAGAAATACCACGTATCGATGATGTTACTGGTGAAGAATATGATATTGTATTTGATGAAGCTGTTATTGAAAAAGCAGCACAATTATTCTTACAACGCCAACACAATAATTCATCAACACTAGAACACGAAACAGAATTAAATGATATTTCAATTGTTGAATCATGGTTAGTAGCTGATTCTAAAGCAGACAAATCAAACGCCTATGGATTATCATATCCAAAAGGAACATGGTTAGTAATGGCTAAGGTTAACAATGACGAGATTTGGAGTGAATATGTGAAAACCGGTAAAGTCAAAGGATTTAGCCTAGAAGGTTTATTTGGACATAATTTGGTAGAAGCATCAAAGCAAGCGCATTTAGTGGCCTTATCTGACTTGAATGATAGTTTTGATAGCGAGTATGCCGAGGAAATGTTAGCATCAATTAAAGGCATAATTAAAAAGGATAGTAGATTAAAAGAGGGTCAACGTGTCGAAATGGAATCATATAACGATTATCCTGATACAGTTAAAAACGCTGCTAAACGTGGTATTGCTTTAAATGAAAAAGTTAATAATAAATGTGCCACTGACGTTGGGAAGATTAGGGCACAGCAATTGGCAAACGGTAGAAATATTAGTGTGCAAACCATTAAGCGCATGTACGCTTACACTTCACGAGCTAGAGAATTTTATAACCCAGATGACACTACAGCATGCGGCACTATCTCTTACTTACTATGGGGAGGGGACGCTGCCAATTCATGGTCCGCAGCTAAATTAAAAAAATTAGGATTATTTCAAGGTGAAACTGCTGTGTCAGTTAGTTCATCATATGCAGGTCAATTTGGTGATGGTAAAACAAAATCTAAGAAACCAAAGAAAGATAACTATATAGCACCCGCAATGTTAGAAGACGAGGTGAATATGGATGTGTTTGGATACAAAACAAAATACTTTCAGATTTGTCCTGGTGCTCAAGCAACCTTTAAATCATTAGTAATGTTACCTAACTTAGAAGAGGATAATATTGGAATGATACGTTCAGCAGCCGTTATTGCAGATGCAGTATTCAAAATAGAGAATGATGTATTAGAATCTAAAACAGCTACTCAAGCACAATTAGATGAAGCAACAGTATTAGTTGATGATTATAAAGATATCATTGAAGAAATAGATGAAGATAATTTAACTAGTACAGACGTATCATATATGGATGGTCATATTGAAACAATTAAATCATATGTTAAGTAATAGCGCTAAAAAATTCTTAGATAAACTAGCTGAAATAGGTCCTAGAGGTGGAATTAAAGAATCACCTAAAGCACCTAAATCAGATACACCTAACCCAAACCCAAAAGGTGAAGGTACAGCAAGAGGTGATGCATCAGGAAAACGTGGTGCTCAAGTAAGTGTTGCTGATGAAAAAACACTACAAGGTAAAGCTGCTGAATTTAACGCTAAGGAATCAAATACCAAAAACGGTAAAGCAACATTAGGTGCATTAAAATCAGTATTTCAACGCGGTTTAGGCGCATACAATACATCACGTTCACCTAAAGTAGTATCACCTAAACAGTGGGCTTTAGCACGTGTGAATGCATTTTTGTATTTGCTTAAAAACGGCAGACCACAAAACGCTGGTTACACAACTGATTATGATTTGTTACCTAAAGGACATCCAAAAGCAGAATAATGTTTACATCAGGAGATAAAGCATTCATGAATAACTTAAACAAATGGCAATCGCTAGGTGTTAAGAAAGATGTTATTGCTATTGCTGAGAGTAGAGAAATGGCTGATGAGATAAAACAAAACGTTATTGATCAGCTTGATTTTTATGATCACAATGTTACTGGTAAGTTAGAAAATAGTATCGGTGTTAGATCACTTGGTAATGGTGAGTTTGGTGTTACAGCAACTGAATACGCCAAGTATGTAAATGGTTATGACCGCGAAGCAACAGGTACAGGATTTGTAGATGATGCAGTTAATCAAGCAATACTTGACATTGGTCAAGATGCTGAAGTAAACATATAATATGGAAAACATTTATTCAGTATTACTAACAGCCGTTACAGTAATGGGCGGCTCAGCAGCATGGCGCTATTACGAGAAACGTGCTGCTAAAAAAGAAGATGATGATAGATTCATTCGTAATGATTGTACATCACGTATTACAAAACTAGAAGCATTACTTGAACAAAGTAGTAAAGAAAAGGACGAAATGAGACAAATTATTCTTAGTTTAACAGCACAAGTGGCTGAATTAAGAACTAAAGTAGAATATTTAACAGATAATAAGTAAACGATTTGACGGCTACTGTGCCTTCATTTGTGTATGTGTTAAGCGTCTAGAGAAATCTAGGCGCTTTTTTGTGGTTTTAATGTAGCTAAAAGAGCTGAATAATCTTTTTTTGGTTTAGCTGGAGATGATTGTGTTGGTGGTGTGGGTTTAGAATAAGCTTTTTTCCACACTTGTTTAGTAACTGACTCTCCAGCTGCTCTTAAATAACCATACTGTTTGATTTGATGAGCATTAAAACGACGTGCTGATGTAGTATTAATTAATCCAAAAAATTCTTCAAATTCATTATTTTTCATAATATTTATTTTATCCATTTATATTTGTCTACATTCGACGTTTCATTATCATTCCCATTGACATTAACATTGACATTATCATACGGTACCATAGATTCTTTTACGGTACCATATGGTTCCATAATTTTCTTTTTGGTACCGTGTGCTCGTTCTACGGCACCACAATATTTTTCATGGTCCTGCTCTAATAAAAACTCAATTCCAGCCCATACTAACTTAAGTCCAGCTGTGTTTAGTACCGGTTCTATGCCCTGAGCATAATTAAAGAAATTCTGTAGCATTTGTGCTTGTTCTTCTACACTCAGCATTGATATGGACTTTTGCCAACTGGTGTACAAATAAAATCGTTTTTTCATAATTAAAAAGTGGGGTAGCAAATGGTGAAGCATGTGACGCTGCTATCAACCAGATGCACCCCGATATGTTTTGTAATACTCGTCACAGTATTGTTTATTGCGATTATAAATATAGTAAAGAACTCTGCCCGTGCCAAGAAATAAAATTATTTTTCTTTGGTGTCTTGAGAGATAGGACGTATATTTATTGACACAAACACATTTATGGAAATAACTAAGTACTGTTCTAAATGCGACACAACGAAACCAATAGAACAATTCTGCAAAACAAAACGTAGCGCTGATGGACATAGCTATACGTGCAAATCCTGTATTAAAGAATATCAATTATCCAATAAGGATAAAATGAAAGAATACCAACGCAACTATCAACCACAATACAAAGCGGAACATAAAACAGAATTAAAAGAATATCTTAAACAATATCAACGCGGTCCTGGTAAAGAAAAACACTACGCTTACATTGCGAAATGGCGTGCTGCTAATCCAGAAAAAGTAAAAGAATTTATTAGAATCTCTAATGAACGTGCTAAACTAAAGAGACAAGCAAATGACCAATAGCCAACTAGTGGAACATTCATATCGCAAACACAATACATGGTTGGTACAATGTGCTTATAACTTAACCAAATCAAAAGATAACGCTCAGGAATTAGTTCAGGATTTATATCTGAAAATGATGGAAATTAAAGATATAGAGAAAATAATGTATAATAATGATGTTAATTTGTATTACTTATATAAAATGCTAAGATCAATTCATTTAAACGGAATAAAAAAACAAACTAATAACTTACCACTAAATGATGATTTATACAATTTACGAGCAGAAGAATACAATTATGAAGCAGATAACGATTTTGAACGTGCGCTTGAATTAACAAACGAAGCTTTAGACGGCATGTATTGGTTTGACAGTAAATTATTACGAGTATACTTAGAAGAAAGTCACAGCATACAATCACTACATGATGCAACTGGAATTAGTAACAGTACTATCTGGACGTCAATGAAAAAAACTAAACAATATGTCAGAGAATACATCAGCAAAAACATGTAACGATTGTGGTGTTGATAAGCCACTAGCTTGTTTCTGTAAAAGAACAGCATCAAAAGACGGACTATCACCTAGATGCAAATCATGTGACTTAATAAGAAAACGTGCGTGGGTAGCTAATAATACTGAGAGAAAAGCAGCATATGATAAACAATGGATTAAAAATAATCCAAAACGTATGAAAAAATTAGTGAATGATTTACATTATAGTATTGAACCAGGCGTTTATATGATTAAAAATATTATTACTGGTGATTGTTATATTGGTACAAGTAAACATCCATACTTGAGAGCAAAACAACATTTGTCATATAGAGAAGAAACTACAAAACAATTTTGTTCACCAGATGCATTAATTTATGATGTACAACAATATGGTAAAGAATCATTTGTGTTTGGAATATTAGAACATTGTGATAAAAATCAAATGTTTGAACGCGAGACACATTATATATGTATATATCAACCAACTTATAATACTAGAAAATTATGCAATTAGGAAACTTTGTGGAAAAATTAATAGCAATCGTTACATTAGGATATGGTAAACGATTTGCAGAATATGTAGCTCATAAAATGGGTTATGAGAGCTGTGGATGTGAAACACGTAAAGAATGGTTAAACACATTATTTGTAAAAAAAGATATAAAACTATAACATGACAAATTTAGAAAAAGACATGGTATTAGAAGCTATTGAAAACGGATGGATGGATAGAACATTTTACTATTATCGATTATTTGTTGATTCTAAAGCACAAAGACCAGACATAAACACTGAGTGGAATGATATGATAAACGAATTAAAAGATAAAATAAAATAACAAATGACACACACAGAAGCACTAGAAGTAAAAGACATATTAATGCAATGTCAGGGAACAATTCCTGCAACACACGTAGATAGAATTTATCATTACTACAAAACGTATATTAATCCAAATGTAGGTGGCAAACCATGTACTTGCAGTCCAACAAGCTGGAATCAATTTTTAAGAGAATTAAAAGACAAAGTAGAACAAACATTAAATCAAGTTACGTTAAATGAACAAAATATTGAAGTGGATGGAGGACATCAAGAAAAATCCAATGCCTAAAGATGAAAGAGAAAGATTAAGTAAGTTATGGAAAATTGGCAAATATCGTGAATGGGAAATTGATGGTAAACGTATAGCTGAAATAGAAAAAGAAGTACATGATAGGTATAGTTATTTATCTGGAAGAAGAATAACAACTAAAACACCAGGACAGGGAACAGGAACAGGTAAAAAACAATTAGAAGCAGAACGAGAAAAATTAATACAACAATTAGAAAATGGATAAATTAGATGAACAAGAAGCAGTACGTGAATACGTTGATGCTATAGAAAATAACATTGAATACTTTAAAGAGTGGTGTGCAATCTATAAAACACAAAAAGAATTAGCACAACAAAAAGTATCACAATTGGAAATGAAAGTATTACAATTACAAGAAATCATAAGACAATATCAGAATGGAACGATCTAGACAATGCAGCAAATGTAAAGCAACAAAACCATTGACTGAATACTACAAACGTAGTCAAAGTAAAGACGATGGTGTAGCTAGACAATGTAAAGAATGCACTAACGCTAATTACAAAGCATATTGGAAACGCACAGCAATAAAACAATCAGAAAAACGACATGCTAGAGAAATACGGGTTAGTTTACAAGATAACGAACACATTGAATCAGAGATATTATATTGGTAAGAAATGTTTGAGTAAAGGTAAGGCATGGGACAAATATTGGGGTAGTAGTAAGGATTTACAAGCTGATATTAAACAACATGGTATCCAGTACTTTACCAAAGATATACTTATATACTGTGATAGTAGTTACGAATTATCATATCACGAGATAGAACAAATGATTAAGCATGATTGGTTGAACGATAATTGCTACAACAAAAACATGAGCGGGAAATATTTTAAATCAAAATTAACACATAATGAAAACAGAACAAACTAAATTTGCCGTATTAGGCGGCGCCGAACAAAAAGCATTAGATCCAAATGCATTTTATTTACTTGATTTCGATAAAGTACAAACAGTAGATGACATCAAACGTATATTTGCTGCTATCGGATTTAACTTCGTTGGTAACCATCCACGTATTGCTATGGTAGCTGATTTGCTAGACAGAGATAATGCTATATATCCACCTGCAGCAAGTGAGGAAGACTTAGCGGCGCTAGAGAATGAACCTGACCTTTAGTGGTTATAACGTTAGGAAAACATAAAATAACGTAACATGCCATTTATACCGGGACAAGAATTTAGCGGCGGTAGACCCAAAGGTGCTGAGAATAAGGAAACTAAGAAACTACGTGAAGCAATAGCTGCTATCACTACAGGTGGTGTTGATGATTTTCAACGCGCATTAGGTGAAGTATTAGAAGAAAACCCATCTAAATACCTTGAACTATACCTTAAATTACTTGAATACACAATGCCTAAACTACGTTCAATAGACACGAACATAGAGTTAGGTGACAACACAATACAGAAAATAACAGTAGAAGTTAATGCCAAGAGATCTGAACATACAAGCAACGACAGTATTCCAGAAGAACTGGGAAGCTGATAGTCGCTACATAGTCAATATTGGTGGATCACGTTCCACTAAGACATACTCAATACTCCAATTATTGATTGTCAAGGCGTTAGAAAGCAATGAGCCGTTAGTAGTTTCAATTGTTAGGAAGTCCCTACCATCACTGCGTATTAGCGTGATGAGGGATTTCTTTAACATACTAAAACAATATGATTTATACAACGCTGAACTGCACAATAAAACTGAGAACACATACCAATTAAATAATACGTTAATTGAGTTTTTTAGTATTGATGATGCGCAGAAACGTAGGGGTACTAAACGTGATATACTATTTGTAAATGAAGCAAATGAACTAGATTGGGAGGATTTCTTTCAATTACAAATCAGAACGACAACACAAATATTTTTAGACTTTAATCCATCAGAACAATTCTGGTATAACGAACAAATTCAAAGCAGAGACGATGTTACAACAATTCATTCAACGTACAAAGACAATCCTTACCTCAATGACGACCAGATTCACGAAATCGAACGTCTACAACATACTGACCTTCAGTACTACCAAATTTATGCATTGGGTGAATTTGCTGGTGCAATGGACCTTGTATATGGTTATACTCCTATCGATAATATTCCTACTAACATGGCTAACTTGGTAGCATTAGGACTTGACTTTGGTTACACAAACGATCCTACTACATTAGTTGAAGTATGGAAACATAAAGACAGTTTGTATTTAAACGAATTGATTTATCAAACAGGATTAACTAATAATGATATAGGTGATATGATGGCTGAGTACGGTGTAGACAAATACATTGAAGTAATTGCTGATAGTGCTGAACCAAAATCGATTGATGAATTAAGACGTTATGGATTCAACATTAAACCAGCACAGAAAGGACCTGATAGTATACTGAATGGTATTGATATACTTAAACGTAATAGGTTGTATGTAACAAAACAATCAACCAACTTAATTAAGGAACTAAACAATTATAAGTGGGTAACTGATAAAAACGGACATAAATTAAATAAACCCGTTGATATGTTTAACCACGCTTTAGATGCTGTACGCTACGTTGCATTAAATAAAATGAGACAAAGCAACCAAGGCATGTACAATATTAGTATTATAGGTAGAGATGGTGAAATGGATAGAATAGTAACTGGAGAAAACAAAATAAAAACATACAACATAAGATAATATGAAATTAACAATTACATACCCAGAATCATGGGCTGAAATTAAATTAAAAGACTATTTAGAGTACTACAAACTTATCAAACCATATGAGGGTACAGATGAATTTGGTAAAAAACATTTAGAACTAGCAGCACAATACTTTTGTAAAGTACCTGCTGAATATCTTTATAAATTACCTGCAGCAACATTTGATAAAGTAGATAAATACGTGGGTGAATTATTTAGTAGCATCAATAAAATGCCTTTAGTAACTACATTTGAAGTAGAAAATACAAAATATGGTTTTATACCTAATTTAGATAATATGGCGTATGGTGAGTATCTAGATTTAGTTTCATATACATCAAGTAAAGAAATGTGGTCATACATGCCTATTGTTATGTCTATTCTATATAGACCCGTTGTTAATAATGTTGGTAAACTATACACAATAGAATCATACGATGGAACTAAAGATGCAAGAATAGAAATGTTTAAACACATCCTAACAATGGATGTTGTGTTTGGTGCAATGAGTTTTTTTTTGGATTTACAGAGAGACTTGTCGACAGGTATCCTAGCTTATTCAGTGGAGAGTCTGAAGGGATTGACAGATCTAGAGACTTCACTAGCGTTGGAGGATTTACAAGCAAGTGGAACGGATAGCACTCAATTGCAGTCATTGCTAACCAGGATCTCACAAAATTTGACACCGTAACAGAACTACCAATTCACCAATGCTTGACATATCTAGTTTATACTGTAGATCATAACAACTACCAAAACCAAATGCTTAAGCAATCCCAACAAGTAAAATAATTTGGATGGCAGAGTAAAAGGTCATATTTTCTACAAATACAAATAGTGTTGAAATGAAATTGCCTCTTGGTGTTACAACACTGAATGAAAAGATCATACTTTAATAGTCGCAAAGATACTCGTTACGCAGAGGAAGAAGTACCTGCAACGCGTTATTCATATGGTTTGAACATACCTAAATCAGGTGCGTTTCAAGCCTGTCTTTGTGCTGATAAAGATAATATTACCTACAGCAAGAAATGTTGTAAGGGTTATTTATTTAATCAGGGTATTGGGCAAACAATGTCCCCATATCCGTCAGGTAGCAATTAATGAAGAATTACATTAGTAAAAAGGTAACCAATCCAAACGCTAGTCAAAGTACTCCTGTTCATTCATATGGTAAGTCTGGTGTTAGAGCTGGTTCACGTTTAGCTTGCTTATGTGCTAATAGAAACACATATAGTAAAGAATGTTGTAAAGGCTATTTACTAAACCAAACAGTTGGTAATACAATATCACCATATCCATACCCTGGAAGAGCATTTAGTAACGGATTCAGTGATGGATTCTCTTAATAAAAACAAATTATGCCGTATACTCGTGGTGACATTTTAATACAGAATGGTTCTAGTTTCCCTAATAACAACTCAGGTCAAATTACACCTGCTGACTTAAGGGACTTTAACTCTAATTTTGTTGATTCAGTTTACTTTTTAGACGAACCTGTTCCATTAGCCACTTCGGCTTCTTATGCTGCTACAGCTAGTGTTGCTATATTAGCTCAAAACGCTACTAATGCACAAAATGCTGTTTCAGCTTCATTCGCTACACAAGCACAAAACGCAGTTACTGCTACTACAGCAACTACTGCTCAAACAGCTATTTCAGCATCGTATGCTGCTACATCTAGCGTTGCTATTAGTGTTACTTCAGCATCATTTGCTACAACAGCTATTTCAGCATCGTATGCTTCACAAGCACAGAATGCAAATACTGCTACATCAGCGTCTTACGCTCAGCAAGCAACATCAGCGTCATTTGCTTCAACTGCAAATTCATCTTCTTATGCTTTAACAGCATCGTTTGCTTTAAATGCTGGAACAACAATTAGTACAGGTAGTTTTGTAACTACATCTTCATTCAATGCATATACCGCATCTACAAATACGTTTACTAGTTCAATACAAACGCAAGTAAACAGCTTACAATCGGCTACTTCATCTTATGTGACAAATAGTCAAACGAGCAGTATGAGCGTTTTAAGCGCTTCTTTTGCATTAACTGCTTCATATGCTCAAAATGCTGGAACTACAGTTGATACAGGATCGTTTGTAACAACATCATCATTCAATGCATATACTGGTAGTACAAATACGTTTACTCAATCGATTCAGTCACAAGTAAATGGATTACAAGCAGCTACTTCTTCATATGTTACAAACAGTCAGACATCATCTATGTCTGTTGCTAGTGCATCTGTAGCTACATCAGCTAGCTTTGCTTCAAATGCAGGTAATGCTTTAACGGCTACATCAGCTTCATTTGCTACAACAGCAGGATTTGCACAAACAATAGCAAGTGGTTTAAATATCACTGCATCAAACATATTAGTAAACAATAACTTAACTGTATTAGGTACAGCGTCATTTGCTTACACTAGAACAACAACTGGATCTGCAGTAATAATAGGTGATGAATTTATCATCTTAAACGCAGATACTCCTACAGCACCGTTTGCTGGTATTAAAGTTTATGATACTGGATCAGCATCAACTGCTTCATTTGAATGGAACGGAAATGGTGATTATTGGATTCAAGTAGATGAAGCTGGTGAATCAGCAGCATTCTTAACTGGTGCTTCAGGATCTAAAGGATCAGAAGTATTCCCTACAGCAAATAGATTAACTAAGGGTTCAGGTAATAATACTATATTAGATACAAATATTACCGATAATGGAAGTACTGTATCAATTAATTCAAATACGTTAGTAACTGGTAGCTTAAATGTTACTGCAGGTATTACAGGTAGTTTATTAGGAACTGCTTCGTTTGCTACTACTGCATCATTTGCTTTAAATGTAGTATCAACACCAACAGGTAGTTTTGCAACTACAGGTTCAAATACATTCATTGGTAATCAAACTATCACAGGTAGTTTATTCGTATCTGGTAATATCAATATGGTGAATGGTGCTGATATAGTAACACACCATGTTAAAGCACCAGCATCTAATGGAGTTGAAATACAAAATAATACCGCTGGAGTAGTAGCATTATTTGGAGCAGGTGGTAGTTTGGGAACAACATTTAATGGTCAAGTAAATGCAACAGCATTTTCAGGTTCAGGTGCTTTAGTATTTGGAGTTATTAGTTCATCATTTGCTACAACAGCATCATTTGCTTCAACAGCAAGTTTCTATGGTGGTAGTGTTGTTAGTTCTAGTTATGCATTAAGTGCTTCACAAGCAGAAAATGCTAATACTGCTACTTCAGCATCATTCGCTACTTCAGCATCATTTGCTCAAAACGCAGTTAGTGCTTCATTTGCTCCATCTTCACCAGCATTTCCGTTTACAGGATCAGCTGGTATTAGTGGTAGTTTAATTATAAACAATAATTTAACAATTACAGGATCAAGTACAGCCCCAAGTAGACTTGATTTAAAAACATTTAGTACATCTGCAACTAGCTTTCCCATTAATCAGTTTGTTACTGAATCTGGATTATCAAATATAATATTTGGTAGTAACATTATAATGGGTACGACAGGTAATACATCAACAGCATCATTTGATTTAACTGGTTCTCAAAACTATATTAATTTAACTTCCTTAGGCTCAAATGCTAATGCTATAGCAGGTAGAAAAACTGGATTTAGTGGCAGACAAAACTTTGTATTTACTATTGCAAATGTTACTGGATCTAATTTAAGTGTACCTGCTTATACTACTAGTTGGGTGGGAGCGTCACTTACTATTACAAATAATGTTTCTACTGCTACTAGTATTTCCAATAGTTTTATAAATTCTGCAGCTACAATTAATCAAACATCAGGTAGTGTTACGATTCAGAATACAAATCTTAATGCAACTTCTACATTAACTAACACATGGGCAAGTAGTTCTCTTAATTTAACAACTTCTCAATTATTAGGTACTTTTACTGCTACTACTTTTACTACATCATCTGACAGTGCTAAAAATTTTCAAGCAGTACAAAATAGTTTTGTAGCGGGAACAATATCTCTATTTATTAAAAGCGGAAGTTTAGGTAGTGGTGGTGGTATATTAAATTCAATAGTAGCAACAAATAACCTCACAGTAACAGGTAGTGCTGGTACAACAGGTAGTGCTGCAATATTTGGATCATGGCCAGTACAAGATGGTAGATTAAATGATTTTGATCATATTAGACTTGCTGTTGGTACAGGTACAGCTGCTAGTGGTAGTAGAAGAACATCATTATATGTTAGTTCATCAGGCGATACAGTAATACAAAATAACTTATTAGTAACAGGTAGTACTACATTCAGTGGTAGTATGGTTGTAACAGGATCTCTAACTGTAGGAGTTACAACACCAGAATTACAAGTATTAGATACAGGTGTAACTTTAGGTAATGCTTTAAGTGATGTTCATACAGTAACAGGTTCACTTAGTATTACTGGTAGCTTAAATGCTGCAAGTATAACTGGATCGTTATTAGGCACAGCATCATTTGCTAATAACTCAACCAGCGCATCTTACGCTTTAAACGCAACATCTGCTTCGTTTGCACAAACAGCTAGTTTCTATGGAGGAACAGTTGTTTCCGCTTCTTATGCATTAAATTCAACGTCTGCTTCATATGCTTTAACAGCATCATTCGCCTTAAATGGTGGTGGTGGTGCAGCGTTTCCTTATACTGGTAGTGCTCAAATTACAGGTAGTTTAGGTGTTACAGGTAGTACTAGAGGCAATGTAGTAACTGTTACAGCAGTAAGTCAAACAGCATCTATTGATTTAAATGCAGGTAATGCCTTTATGTTTTATGCTACTGC